TCAGGGACGGCAGACTGCAAAGATTTTGTTTGACAAGTTGCCCGATTATCTACTATATTCTAAGTACCGCTTCATCCTGCCTCAGGCATCCTGAGCGCGTCACCGTGTGAGGTTACATGGCTCAGGACGTTGTTTCCTCCCCGCAAACGCTTCCGCCGTCTCTCCCTTCCCGAAAGGTTCCTCGGCACCGCCTCAAGCCTACCCAGGAAGCATTTATTAAGCATTACACCGATCCTGCCGATCCTGCGTTTGGCAATGGTACTGAGGCCTATATGCAGAGTCACCCAGGCTGTGGGAGTCGGCAGGCCGCTAGGGTAAGAGCGCATGAGACTGTAACAAATAGTAACGTGATGGAAGCGATTAGTGAACATTGGGGATTAGATAGGCTTAAAGCTGAGATGGAATGGAACATCAAGACGTGCAAGGACACCCAAAAGATGGGCGATCACCGGGAAGGGTTGAAAGTCTTAGCTCAACTCTCTGGGGAATGGAAGGAAAAGCAGGAAGTCACCCATCTCGAAGAAGTACAAAAGGACGCCATCCGTAAAGAAGTCAGCAAGGCACTGGGCAATAACTAACTACTACCTGTAGTACTACTGTAGTACTAGGGAATGGAACAGGCGTCTACTACTCCGACACAACACACTAGCGCAGCTAGACTTACAGACAAACTCCTATTTAACTAATTGGATATTATAGGACATTGTGTGCTTGGGAGGTGGTAGGGAATGGTAGAACAGATGTCTGGTGAATAAATGTCGGGGAGTACCCACCCCACCGCCAACCACTATGAGACTTATTCTTTGACCCCCACTCTACGCGCCCACCAAAATTGGGAGAGCATTGAGGAATCTGCTGACGATGTTGACCGCTAAGCAGACACAGCAGGTGCAGACCTTTACCACCTATGGGCGGAATTTATTCCTGTTCTGCCAAGAGGTCTTGGGTTTCCATGACCTCATTCCTCCCCATCACCAACTCTGTGAATTTCTTCAGCATGACCAGACCAAGACGAAGCTCATTCTCATGCCGCGCTATAGTTTCAAATCCTCGCTGTGTACGATTGGCTATTCGCTCTGGAGGTTAGTCCGACAAGACGATCTGAGAATTTTGATCTATTCCCACTCTAACGCCAAAGCCGAGGGATTTCTCAATGACATCAAGAATCACATCCTCGGACTCAATGCGACCTCCAAGTTCCGAGAAGTATATGGCCCCTGGGAATCCGATCCCAAGAAGGGGGTCTGGAACCAAGCGGCGATTGTCGTCTCGTCACGCTCAACGGCCCATGCCGAACCCTCAGTGGATACCGCAGGGATTGAAACCGGCAAGGTCGGCGCGCACTATGACCTGATTATTCTGGATGACATCGTCTCCGCTGAGAACGTCACGACCAAAGAGCAACTGGACAAGGTCATTGAATGCTATCGGGCCTCGCGTTCCCTGCTCAAACCAGGGGGCGAGGTCTTGGTGGTCGGGACACGCTGGCACTTTGGCGATCTCTATGGACGGCTCTTAGAGGAACAGAAACAGGGAGCACCCATTGCGACGTTGATTCGCGCAGCGGAAGAGAATGGGAGCTACCCATTTTCTGAGAACGGCACGCTGACCAAGGAGTTCCTTGCGGAGCAGCGACGGATTCAAGGGAGTTATAAGTATTCGGTACTGTATCAGAATGCTCCCACCGACGATGAGACGGCGACCTTTCAGCTCTCCGACTTTCGCTTCTATAACCCTGCCAAGACCGAGGCGTTTAAGACCTGGGTGCAGACGCTCTATATCACCGCCGTACTCGACGCGATTCCTCCCCCGACTTCCGATCATGGGGATGACGCCGCGATTACCGTGGTCGGCACGGATCATGAGCATACGATGTTTCTCTTGGATGCCGTGGCAGGACGTCTCACCCCCGACCAACAGATTGAAGAACTCTTTTCGCTTCACGCCTATTGGACGTTTCGCAAAGTCGGGTTGGAAACCAACGCCTTCCAACGGATGTTTAAATCCGCGCTGGAGAACCGATTGACCGAACTCCGCCCTAACCCGAATTGGAAACCCTTTTCGATTGTGGAATTCTCTGGGATTACCCAAGGAAATAAAGAACAAAGGATTCAAGGCTTACAACCGTGGCATGAACGTGGAGCCATTCGGTTTCCAGGAACGAGTGTCGAAACCCTCACAGGCGATTGGAGTAAACTTGCCTACCAAATGATCCAATTCCCTCATAGTGCCAAGGACGATTTGGTCGATTCTCTGGCCTATCATCTGCAACTCAAACAACCAGGGGAACTCCATCCGACCCCGACCGAGATTCCCTTTACCTCAGCGGCCTGGTTTGAGCGGGAACAGCAAAAGGAAGAAATCCATGTGATGGCACGTCGTCCTCGGTGGACGAGGACGAGAGTGCCTGAGTTAAGTTTCAGTTAGGAGGTACGATGGCGGAGAAAGCACAGTCGCAAGCGGAGAAAGACCGGGCACGAGAATTGGCGCGTCGGGCAGCCCATCGAGAGGCCGCCAAGCGCGCCCAGGCCGAGAGCATCATTGTCCATGGTCCGGTCAAATCCTGATGGCGTTGACCCAGGTTTACGTAAATGAGGTGCTGAATAATTTGCCCTCGACTGTGGTGGTCGATGACGAGACTTGGCCGGAACTCATTCGCCTCTTGAAGTTTGAGGGGCGCGATCTGACCACCCTCATCATTGGGCGGATGAAACTCCGTCAAGCGACAGGAGGGTATGACGGGCTGATGACGACGCTCTCTGCGCTCTTGAAGGAGAATGAGGCGTTGCGGCTCCAGATTCTGGCCTTGGCTGACCAGGTGAAAGCTGCCCAAGTACCTGCCGAGACGGCAAATGGCTGATGCTCTGCGGGAATCCATGCCCAAAATCCCCAAACGGGAGACGATTGCGTGGAAGGTGAAGCAGCCTAAAGGGATGATTTCCCAAGAGACGTTTCACACGAGTCGAGGAAAGAAAGCGAGCTTCAAAAAGATCTAATGTTACCCATTACTCCTGATGAACTCCGTCGGTGGCGGGCGGAGGTCGAACTCGGTGCGGAATTTCGTGACCGCGAGTTTGGCACCTACCAACAGCAACAGCCTGGCTCGGCTCCGAAGACGTCTGGAGCGGGACAGAATATCGACGCCTTCGAAGAGGGGGCGCGAGACGACCTCGAAGGGTTGTCATCAGCTCCCCTCAACCTCGTCTACCCGATTGTGAGAACGATCCTTCCCACCCTGTTCTATCAGCGTCCGCGAGTCAATGCCATCCCCGATAGCCGTAATGACCAAGCCGCTGATGATGCGTTCTATGTGAGTGAACTCTTGAATCGGGACATTCGAGACCCCGACCTGCGCTTTAAGGAGACCGGACAACTCGCTGTGTTTGATGGCGTCGTCCCAGGGGCCGGATTTGTGAAAATCGGCTATGCGACGGAGTTTGGGCCTGATATTCTCCCCACCAAATCCGAGACCCGAAAGACCTTCCGCGAGCGGATCAAGCAGCAAGTCCAGAACGCGATGGAAGCGATGGGGGTAGTGCAACCGAAGGACGAGGAGCCTGACCCCGAAAAAGTCCAAGAAGATATGACCATTCGGTCTGAGACGCCTTATCTCCAATGGGTCTCGCCCTTTGACATGGCGATTGACCCTCGCGCCCGCGACCTCACGGATGCCTTGTGGCTTGGACAATGTTTCCGACGCACGATTGGGGAGATTAAGCGCGACCGGCGCTACAGCAAAGCCAAATTTGATTTAACCGGCGATCCGATTGAAGAGGCGCGGATTCCCGACAGCTTCATCGAAGAGTTCCAAACCGCTGAAGTCTGGGAAGTCCACTACAAGAATCCTGACTCTCCTACGGGCATTACCACGCTGACCTTTGCCAAGACCCAATCGCTCACCAAAGCCCTCATGCATGAGCATAACGTCTACGATGTGGGGGGGTGGCAATATGAATGGTTAGCTCCCAACAAGCATGGCCATCGGCTGTGGCCAATTTCCGCCCTCTCGGTCTGTCGTCCCCTCTTGGATCGCATCAACTCCTCCTTTGCGACCGTGCTGGAACAGTTGGATAAATTCGTCGCCAAAGTGGTGGTGAATTCACGGGTATCAAAGGACGGGATGAATGCCTTGTTGAGTCCTGCCATTGGTGCGGTTGTCAAAATTGACGATCAGGAAGATGTCCATTCGGCGATTGCCGTGGTCAGCATGGACCAACTCAACGCGGAGATTGTCAGGTTTCTGGACTACTGTGTGGACTACATTATTCTCATCACGGGATTGACCCGTGCGCAGTTGACGGGCCTAACTACAGCCCAGACGGCCACCGAAGCCCAAATTGGTCAGGGAGGATCGCAGACTCGGCGCACCGATGAAGCTAATGTCGTGGGAGATTTCTTCAACCGGGTCGTGACGAAGTATTGGAGAGCAAAATCCCAGTTCCAGGATCTAACAGAAATCGACCTCTTACAACAGTCAGGGATTCCCAACCCTGAAACAGGGATGGAGACGACCTCCTGGTATCCCCCGATTGATGAGGAGCGAGCGAAGCGGCTCAAATCCACCCGCTTTACCTTTGCCTTAGAGTTGGGGAGTATTCAGAAGCCCAATCTGGAGATCGTCCGAGCGCAGTTTGAGTCCTTTGTCCGCGTCCTCATGGAACCCACCGTGACACAAGGATTGGCGTTGGAAGGCAAGCGCCTCTCAGCCGAAGCCATCATTCGGGAGTACACCAAGTTTTTCGTCGAATATGGACTCTCCCGTCTTGAGAAGGTAGTGGTTCCCGTGACTGACCCCAGACTCCAGCAAGTCCTGCAAGGCTATACCGGCAAACCCCAACCTACGAACGGCAATGGGGTGGCGATGGCTCCGAATCGAGCGGACATCATTTCTTCGGCAGCGGGAGAAAAAGGTCAAGGATTCATTCCTTCATGAGCAAATCTTTCTTCTTCATGAAAGACATCGATACCTCCCACCTCGGCAAGACTATTTTGCCCGATGTCTACTGTCCCACAGGCGGGTATGACGACCAGAACATGGGACGGCGCTTTGACTCCAAAGGCGAGAAGTTCCGCTATCTTCGTTCACACGGGATGCGGGAAGCGGAAGTAGTCAATCCTGACAAAGGAATTGGAGGCACGGAGGGGGCGAGTATTAAGAAGCGAGGCCCACGAGGAAACTTTCGGGCACGACCCATGCCAGCATGGATGAAACAGGAGATGGCACGTCATGTCGGATAAAGTGGCAAAAGAGTTTGAAACCCAGAAACCCCAAGTCCCTGGGATGCCCGAAGGCAAGAGCGTAACCTTATCGGTGACACTCCATCCCAACGGACAGATTGATTTCCAACTGCCTGCGGGGAATAAAATTCTCGCCTATGGACTGATTGAAGTCGCTCGCGCCCAACTGGATAAAGTGTATCTTATGTCTGAATTGAAACAGGCCGTCCCACCTCGTGGCGGGATGGAGGGATTGTTGAAACGGATGAATGGAGGGTAAGCAATGCCTCACACAGAGGACTACGGGGTGGTGGCAGAGAACAAGCGGCAACCAGCCAAGGAAGCGCCCTATGCGTATCAGACGCGGACGCGACCGAGCGCATGGAAGGTCGTCGGGAAAGTCCCCACGCCCAAGAGCAACGTGAGCGGGGGCAATATGAACGGTGGCGGCAAGCGGCGCTGATGCCGAAAGCGCTGGAGCGTAATCTCAAACGTGAAGCACGACGGAAGTTTGGCTCGACGACTTCTAAGCGAGCGCGAGCCTACGTATACGGCACCTTGAGAAAGACTGGCTGGAAACCCTCACGGGAGCGGTGATGCCTGATCTCAATAAAGTCAACAAGTGGTGGGGCAAGGCGATGGCGAAGTCCCAACACCGTGAGTCCCACCACCCCAAACCCCCCAAAGGCAACCGGTGGGCCGTCCCGACACGGGATGCGAATGTCATGTCCTCTGATGGCCGACGGCGTGAAAAGGTCATGCCATGAACGACTGGGAACAGTATGCCGACTCGACGATACGGGAAACCTATCCTCCCGCTCCACGGACTGGGGGAAACACCAACAAAGAGATGTCGGATGCGACTATCGGGATGGTAGTCTCCCAACATGCCTCGGCCGTCCAGTATGAGGCGGAGTTTCGCGCCCGACAACGCACTCGACGCCTCCGTACGCGAGGAGCAGCCGCGATGCGCGACCCCGAAGAATCGCTTTCCACGTCTGAGATCGAGTTACCTGATGATCCTGAGCTGGATGAGTATAAACAGGCAGGGTGGCTGGGCTAATGCGCTTAGTCCTCGAACAACCTGATCCGCCCAGACTGGAACCCCTCTTAGAAAGCCTGGCGAAGCAATACCAGGAGGTTATGGATCAGCTCTTGCAACTCCAACGCGAGGATCGGGTCGGCCCCATTCTCCAGGCCATTCAACAGCAGCAAGACGGGTTGATTCAAGCCTTTGAGCGCATGATGATGGGGATGCACCAGGGCAAACAAGATGACCGTGAGGCCATACAGCACCTCATGCGGGAGGAAGTCGCCGCCCCCCAACAGCAGGCCAACGATGCCCTCCTGAGTGCCATTCGCGGCTTGCGTCGGAGTGTAGGTGGCTTGCCCGATGATTTAGGGAGTGTCATGGATAAGCAGTTCAAATCCCGACAGCACCAGATTATGAAGGAACCTCCAAAGCCCAAAGCCCCAGAGTCCTCCAATCGGATTGTCAAGAAGTTAGATGAGATGGAACAAGCTCTTGTCCAAGCCACACGCAAGTCGCGCAGCCGGACGTTTGGGAGCAACTATTGATGTCCCGTGTGTGGATGTGGCTCAGTGGGGCATTCTGCGGCATCCTCCTTGCTTCGTTTACCCTCCAATCCCAAGCGGGTAATTTCCCTGGTGAACAGCCAGTCTACAGCCGAGACCAGGGACGTCAATCAAGACTGTTTTATGTCGCTGGCGGGTCTGATGGGGCTGAGAAAGTCGAGTATATCTGTACGGCGGATTCTGGGGTAGCAACTTCAGCAGCCCGATGGCAAGTGACGCGATTGACCTATGATACCTCTGACCGCGTGTCGACGATTCAGTGGGCTGGGGGGAATGATGCGTTTGACCAGATTTGCGACAACAGGGCGTCCTTGACGTATTCCTAATGCCCCAAAACCCCCGCATGAGTGAGACTGCATGGAGTGGGAAACCCACTCGTACAAACCCATCGATGTCCAAGAAGAAACCGAAGAAGCGTAGAAAAGGGTATTAGTTTTCGCGGTAGCTGATCCCTACCGCACAACAGAATCGTTACGAGGCCAGTTGGGGCCAACTCCCTGACTGGCCTCTTTCTGTTGAGTCGATCATGACGCACCGCCGCCTCGTCACCGGTAGAGCGCAGACAGAGTCGCTCCTGTCAACGTAGGAGTTCTCGATGCCAGAAGAACCACAGGATGCAGGAGTGGACTCATCCCCCACACCAGACGCAGCCGGTTCGTCACCGGACGTGTCACCTGAGCAGTCCCAGGGTTCGGAGCAGGGAACTCCGCCAACAACCTCCCCTGAGCCTGTGAAGGAGTTCCACATGCCTCCTGCCGAGCGGTGGGAGGAGTTGCGCCAGCAACGAGCGGCGGCTGAGGAGCGCGCCCAGCGAGCCGAAGCGATGGCACGGATGGCCTTGGAGCGGGTGCAACCGCCTTCAGGGACTCCGCAGGCTGATCCGTGGGAAGGCAAGGTAAACCACCCTGACCCGCAAACAGCCCTGTTCTATCAAGAGCAGAAGCGCCTCTTTGAGTATGAGGCGAGACGGGTAGCTGACCAGCAGAGCCAATCGCTCATGCAAGTAGTCGATGCGGGGCGAAGAGAACTCGCCGCCATCAAAATCAGCCATTTCCGCAAGGAGAATCCTGACATCAAGCCCGATTCTCCCGAAGAAAAAGCGATTGCGGGGTTTGTGAGCCAAGGGTACGACCTGGAGAACGCGAGGAAGCTGGCGCTGTACGACCGTTTGGAACAGGAAAACCAAGCGTTGAAATCGAAGCAATCATCGGTCGGCTCTAAAGCTGCGGCCAACGCCACCGGCCCAACGACCAGTATTCCCGCAGGTGCGGGATTACCGGGGAAGCCTGGGGATTGGCGTGAGAATGTGCGTCAAGCTGCCCGTAAAGGCGGGGG